CTGATACTATTATTACTAATACTATTATTACTGATACTATTATTACTGATACTATTATTACTAATACTATTGTTGTTGATACTATTATTACTGATACTATTATTACTGATACTATTATTACTGATACTATTATTACTGATACTATTATTACTGATACTATTATTACTGATACTATTATTACTGATACTATTATTACTGATACTATTGCTATTGAAACTATTGCTATTGAAACTATTGCTATTGAAACTATTGCTATTGAAACTATTGCTATTGAAACTATTGCTATTGAAATTATTATTGTTAAAATTAGTTTCAATCTTAATTTCAATCTCAGACTCAAAGTTTTCGGGAAGGGGGTAGTAGGCCTTTTGCAATTTCCAATGCAGAAAAATAATAGGGTCAATCTGAAGCGCCCTCTATATTTCACCAATCCAGCATTACAAAATACCATTACAACTCTATATTTCACCAATCCAGCATTACAAAATACCAATCCAATCTTATTTTATCCCAGCTTCACTTTTTTGTTTACAAAGTTATTAAACTATGATATAATATTACTATACGATTTAATAAGATAGGAAACGGTAATGCAAGATATAAACTGGAATTTGGTACAATTTAAATATGAGATGTTGGGATATTCTTTAGAAGATCTTGCTAGAGAACATAATATTTCTGCCGCTGTTTTAGCTTATAATGCAAAAAGTTGGAAACAAATTTCTTTGGAACAGAATGCTTCAATTGATATGGAAAATATTAAATCGATTGAGGATGTATTAACTAAATTAAACTCTCAAGTAATAAATCAAACACAAGCCTTTCAAATTTTAAAACAAAAGTTTTTAGGTTCTAAATATATAGAACTTGAAACAATACTTCTTCAAAAAACTATTTCTGTAGCTTCTAGTATTCCTGATAATGATGTCAAAGCAGCTTCAACTTTAAAATCTCTTACTGAAACTTTGACAAACTTAATTAATCAAAATCCATTATTAAAAACTGAAAATTTTGATAATAATGAAGAAGAGGATAAAGTATGGGAAGTTCGATTTGTAGAATCTAAACCAAAAGAAGAGGAAAATGGCACTGCAACTACAAATACCAACTAAATTACAAGCTCTCGTAAGTAAGTCTAAGAGATATAAAGTTGCTTATGGTGGTAGAGGTGGTGCTAAATCAATGTCATTTGCTGATATGTTGTCTATGAAAGCTCAAATTGAAGGAGCTATGATTGGTTGTTTACGTGAGTATCAAAATTCTATTGAAGATAGTGTTTTTGCACTTCTTAAGGCAGAAATAAAGAAACTTAAAATTCCTGGTTTTAAAAATTATAATAACAGAATTGATCATAAGAATGGTGGAGGATTTAGATTTAGAGGATTAGCAAGATCTATTGAAGCAATTAAGTCTATGTTTGGGTTTAAGTATTTTTGGTTGGAAGAGGGTCAGTTTATCACAGAAGCAAGTCTACAAATACTGACTCCTACTCTAAGAGAGGCAGACTCAGAATTGTGGATATCTGCTAATCCAATGAGTAAAGCTGACCCTTTTTCTCAACGATTTATTGTTCCTTATCAAGAAGAATTAGATAGAAATGGATTTTATGAAGATGACTTACATTATATTGTAAAAATTAATCATTCTGATAATCCTTGGTTTCCTCCTGAACTTGAAGCTGAAAGAATAAATGACTATTATTCTCTTTCTAGTGCCTTATATGAACATATTTGGGAAGGTGAATATAATGATTCAGTAGAGAATGCTTTAATAAGTGCTAAATGGTTTGATGCATGTATTGATGCACATAAAAAATTAGGTTTTGAGCCTCTTGGTATAAGAGTGTCCTCACATGATCCATCAGATGAAGGAGAGGATGCTAAAGGATATGCTTTTAGACATGGTTCTGTAGTTTTGCAAGTTGAGGAAATGAATACAGGAGATATTAATGAAGGATGTGATTGGGCAACTGATCTTGCTATACTAAATAAGTCTGATGCTTTTATATGGGACTGTGATGGAGTAGGAATAGGTTTAAATAGACAAATTGAACAAGTATTTGGTGGAAAAACTGTGAGACTATCTCAATATAAAGGATCTGAAACTCCTGAAAAACCAAATTCAGTTTATGAACCAATAAATGTTGAAGAAGCAAACATATATTCAATTCAAAAACAAAAAACAAATAAAGAAGTTTTTAAAAATTTGAGAGTTCAAAAATACTTTGAACTCCGAAATAGAATTTACCGAACCTTTGAAGCAGTAGAAAAAGGAAAATATCATGATCCAGAGACTCTTATTTCTTTTTCTTCTGGTATCACTGAACTTACAAAACTTAGAGCAGAATTATGCAGAATACCAAAAAAACCTAATAATAATGGAATGTTGGATTTATATTCTAAGGATATTATGAAAGCTAAGTTTAAAATTCCATCACCAAATTTAGCAGATTCTGTTAAAATGTTGTGGAAGGTTCCAAAAATTGTAAATATGGGAGGAATTAAAAGACCTCAACATATTAGAGTTATTGGTTCAACTTATAGAGATCAAAAACGAAGGATGGCATATTAATGGATCTTGAAATACAGGACTTGAAAAGAATGCATGAAAAAGCTTTTGTAGCTAATCAAATTCCTAGAGAACGATCTTCAAATGATTTAGTTTTTTATTGGGTAACACAATGGGATGACAGCATTCTTAAATCTTCTCAACTTGCTTATCGCGGAGAATTTGATGTATTACGTAAAGCTGGAAGACAAATATTATCAGATCTTTCTGCAAATCCTGTTCAAGTAGATTTCACTCCCATTAATGAAACTAGAAAAGACTCAGCGGAGCTGGCAGATGGCTTATATAGGGCTGGTCTTCAAAAGAATACTTCTATTGAAGCTTTTGAAAATGCTGAAACAGAAAATGTTGTTTGTGGAATAGGAGCTTGGTTACTGTATACAAAATATGAAAGTCAGAATGCTGATAATGATAAACAAGTAATTCTTCGTAAACCTATTTTTGAAGCTAATAATACAGTTTTTTGGGATCCTCAGTCAAAACTCTTAGATAAGTCTGATGCAAAATATTGTTCAGTTTTAACAGCATATTCAGAAAATGGTTATAAGGATTTAATTAAAGAACTTACTGGAGAAGAGATTGATAATATTGATGCTGATTCGTTTAAGCATCCTGAACATTCTTTTACTTTTCCATGGATTGGAGGAGAAGGAAAAAAGATTTATGTTACAAGCTTTTATCATATAAAAGAAATTAATGATATTATTCTTACAATGGAAGATCCATTTGGTGAAACTCTTGATTTACAAGAATCTGACTTAATGGATGTTATGGATGATTTACTTGATGAAGGTTATTCAATAATTTCTGAGAAGAAAATTAAAAGAAATGTTGTTACAAAATATATTGCTTCTGGAAGAGAAATTATTAAAAGTGAAAGAATAGCTGGTCAGTATATTCCAGTTATTCCATGTTATGGAGAACATGCAATAATTGAAGGAGAAGAATACTGGGAAGGTATAACAAGATTAGCTAAAGATCCACAACGTCTCAGAAATTTTGCTTTCTCTTACATGGGAGAAATTCTTTCAAGATCACCACGTCAGAAACCTTTGTTTTGGCCAGAACAGATTCAAGGATTTGAAGATATGTATTCTGAGAATGGTATTGATAATGCATATCCATATATGTTTATTAATAGAAAATCAGCAGATGGTGAGGAACTGCCTCCCAATCCAATAGGAGTAATGCCAGAACAGCCTATGCCTACTGCTCTTCCTTTGGTACTGGCTCAAACTAAAGATGCTATTACTGATGTAGCTAACCCTGGTGTTCCTGATAAAGTTGCTGAACCTGATATTTCAGGGAAAGCTGTTCAAAAATTAGAAGCTAGAATTGAACGTCAGTCTATGAGATTTCAAACTCATATGAAACATGCAAAACGGAGAGATGGTGAAGTTTGGATTTCTATGGCTTCTGAAATTATAGATACTCCAAGAAAAGTTATGGTTGAATTATCTGATGGTACCAAAAAAGAAACTCAAGTAATGGATACTATAATAGATAAAGAAACTGGTGATCTTGTTACTGTTAATGATTTACGAAGAGCTGAATTTGAGGTTTTTTCTAAAATAGGCCCTAGTTATTCAAGTCAAAAGGAACAGACTATTGATAGACTAGAAATGATGATGATGCAAATGGCTCCTGATGATCCTGTAAAAAAAGTTTTACAACTCAAAATACTTGCTCTTCAAGATGGTGTTGAATTTAGTGATATAAGAGATTATGTAAATAAACAGTTAATACAAATGGGTATCAGAAAACCACAAACACCAGAAGAACAAGAATTTGCAGAACAAATGCAAAATCAACCTAAACAACCAGATGCTGCTACAATGATAGCTATTGCAGAAAATAAGAAAGGAGATGCTGATCTTCTTGAACAGAAACGTAAAGGAATTGAAATGCAATTAAAAGCACAAAATGATGAAAGACAGTCAGCTATTGATGCTTTTAATGCTGAAACTAAACGTATGAGTATAATGATTGATTTAAAGGAGGCAGATGCTAAAATTGAAATGGATAGTATAGAAGCTCTTGGTAAAAAAGTTGATAGAGCTACTAAACTTATAAGTTTAAGAGATGTAACTAAAGATGTAGATAAACAACTCTCAAGTGGGAGTGGTTAACAGAGATGAACTGGTTAAACATAAGTACTTGTGCTTTACACAAGGCCCTTACATTAAGGAGGATATAATGGTTGAAGAAAATCTGGAAGAAATAGTTGAAGATGAGGTGATTGAGGAAGAGCTTGAAGAAGAAATAATTGAAGAAGAGCTCGGAGAAGATGGTAAACCTATAAAAATAGAAGAAGACTGGATGAAAGAAGAAGATGATGACCAGACATTATCTGATACCATGCCAGTTAGTGCACATATACGTGCAAAACGAAAGTTAAAAGGAAGAATTGGGGAAAAAGATTCTGAAATTGAGAATCTCAAAGAAGAGGTTAAAAAACTTAAAGAACAAGGATCAGTACCTCCTATTAAAAATGAAGTTTTGATAAGACCTAAAGAAGGAGATTATGAATCTTTAGAGGCTTATCATACTGCTTTGGATGAATATGAAGATAAACGGATTGAATCTAAGCTTTCTGTTACACAAGGAAGAAATCAACTCCAGGAAATACAAAGTAAAGCTATTAAACAACTTGAAGATAATGTAGATAAGCATTATGTACGAGCTGATAAACTAATTGAAGATAGTGGTATTTCAGCAGAAACTTATAAACAGTCTGATGAAGCAATAAGAAACGCTGTTGAAACAGTTAGACCAGGGCAGGGTAATTTAATTGTTGATCAAATGATTTCAGTTTTGGGAGAAGGTTCTGAGAAAGTTATGTATAAACTGGGAAGAAGTAAAGCCCTTCGTGGTGAATTAATAACTCTTCTTTCTGAAAATACTAATGGTCTAAAAGCAATAGCTTTTTTAGGTGAACAAAAAGCAAAACTATTAAACACCAAAAGAAGAAAATCAAATGCTCCTGCTCCTACTAATGAAATAAGTGGAGATGCTACATCATCTACTAAAGAACGAGTTTTTAAAAAGAAGTATGATGATGCTCATGGGAAGCATAACTCACAAGCTGCATATAATGCTAAGAAAGAAGCAAAAGCTGCGGGTATTGATACTTCTAAATGGTAATGAAAGGATAAAAAATAATGGCTTTATCAACAGGTAAAATTGCAGAAGTAATGTTTGAGAAGTTTAAGGAAATGTATGAAGCACAGCAAACTCTCCTTACTCTTGTCGATTTTCATGAACCTCCTGCAGGTTCAATGCAGAATGCTAGTAATGTGATTTGGTATCCTGTACAACAGCAGGCTCCAGTAATTTCTGGATGGGATTTATCAGATACAGAAACTGGAATAATTGAAGAAACTTATCCTGCTGTTCTTGGAACTCCAAATAATGATTTTGTACAAATGAGAGCAGATGATCTTCGAGATCAGCGTTTTTGGGAACGTAGAGCTGAACAATCAGGTAGACGTCAGTCTTCTGAGTTAAATTCTGATATAGCAGATGCTATTGTAACTCAGGGTTCTATGTTTTACCGATCTAATGCAACAAGTGGTTATGAATTTATTGCTGAAGCTCAGGCTCTTATGAATGAACGACAACTTAATCAAACACAAAGATATTTTGTTATTAATGATAGAGATAATCTTACTTTTGGTACTGATTTAGCTGCTCGTCAGACTTTACAGGGTAAACCTGCAGAAGTATGGTCAAATGGTCAAATTGGTAAAAATATAGCAGGATTTGATATTTTTACAGGTTCTTTTTTGCCTAATATAACAGGTGCTGCTGATCCTGCAGTAACAGTAACAGGTGATCAAGCATTTGTTCCTTCAGGTGGTACAGTAAATGCTGTTACACATGTTGTAACAAATGTTGATTATCGAGAAGCTTCTTTGGTAGTGAATGATTCTTCTCTTATGGCAGTTGGAGATAAATTTACTATAGAAAATGGTGGAACTGCTATTCAGTCTATTGGTCTTGGAGATAAAAATCCATCTGGTCAGTCAATGATTTTTACTTGTATTGAGCTTACTGATGCAACTCATATTAAAATTTATCCTAAGCCAATTGCTGCAGATCAAGCAGGAATTTCTACTATTGAAGCAGCTTATGCTAATATTGATACAGCTATTTTAAATGGTGCTACTATTACTCGTCTTAATATTGATGCAACTCAAAAAACAAATATTTTTTGGGATAAGTCAGCAGTTGAAGTTATTGGTGGTACAATTCCCGCTGAACTTTTTAAACAATATGATGGTATGAAAGTTATTACAGATACTATGCCTAATGGTCTTAGAGTTTATATGGTTTATGATGGGAATATAGCTACTATGAATTTTAGGTTTAGATTGTTTACTTGGTATGGGATTACAATTTCTAATCCTTCAAATTGTGGAGTTGCAGTAACTTTCTAATCTAATAACTTAATTTAGGATGGAATATTTAATATTCCATCCTAAAAAGAAGGAGAAAATAATATGTCAAAAATTTTAAGAATAGGAGAAATGTATCATCAAAATGAAAGTAGTGATGATAAAACAGATGATCTTGGTACAACAGTTGATGCTGATGAATTAGCAATTCCTGTTACTCATGCATATGTGACTAAAACAACTGGTGATGATGCAGAAGCTTTAACTCTTGCAAATGGTGTACCAGGTCAATTACTAGTTATTTATCTTGCAACAGATGGTGGAGGTGATGGAACTTTAACTCCTACTACAGCTACAGGATGGGCAACTATTGTTTTTGCAGATGCTGGTGATCAAGCTGTTTTATATTATGTTGATGATAGTGCTGGTTGGAGAATTTGGTCATTAACAGGGAAAGCTGGACCTCCAGCTCATACTTAATCTTTAATCTTTTAATCTCTGGGTGGAGTTTAACTCCACCCTGAACAAGGAGAATAAATTATGACAAATTTAGGACATCAATATAGAAATTTTTTTCACACAGGATTAAATGTATCAAGAGATGATCTTGATTTTGCAGTAAATGGAGTTCGCAAACATTTGTTTGTGAGTGATAATAATGGTAAAAGAGGTAATGATGGTAAATCAGTTGGTCAAGCAACAAAGACAATTCAGGCAGCTGTAGATATAGCAAACTCACCTGATAATTGTTTACATAATGTAGATATTCATGTTCTTGGTGGTTTATATTCTGAAAATGTAAATTTTTCTCGTGCAGGTAGTAATTTAGGTTCAGATGTTATGTTGTGGACTGCTGGTGGAACTAATGTGGGTGGTATAGGTCAAATCAGATTGATTGCTCATGGTTATACTTGGTTAGGTGGTCCTGTTGATGTAGCTCAACCTACAATTTCAATTTGTAGACCAAATGTAGAAATTCACAATTTCACTACAATTAAATGTCTCAGTACTGAAACTATTACTAAAACTAATTGGACATTTGCTGAAGGTGGTACATCAGTTCATATGCAGATGCCTGTTATTGGAATTAGTGATGATTATAATGCTAGCGATTTACTTTATGGTGCTGGTAATTCAGTTTTAATTAAAAATTGTAAAGTTAATGGGGGTACTGGTGCTGGTGCTATTCTCAATAATGGTGGTAAATGGGTTCATGTTGTTGATAGTCTTCTTGAATATTATACTGAATATGGTGTTGCACATGTAGGAAGTTCTAAAGGATCTCCAGCTGAGAATTTAATACGTGGATGTGGTTTTCATCAGCAAGTTTCTGGAGCAGCTTGTGTTCATGGTTGTTCAATTATTCAATGGATTGATAATTGTGATTTCTGGGATGAAAGTCCCACAAAAGTATTACAACGACAAGCAGCTAATGCAAATGCTCAGTTTTGTTGGATTGGTAATTGTCGTGTCCATGATGAAGCTGACCTTATTGGTAATAATACAGGATGGGATGCAGTTCAGATTTATTCAGCTTCTGGTGGTGGTCCAATGGGTAATGATGATCTCACTGGCGGTGTTTGGGTAGCAGCTGGTAATGTTACATAGGAGATTATTATGGCTAAAAAATTTAAAATAACTTCACCTTGTCCAGTTTGTGGTGGTGATGGTACAAGATTAGTTTGGACAGGAAAGACTGATGAAGAAGGAAATTTTTTACCTCCTGATCCTCAACCTTGTCTTGAATGTGAATCTGGAAGACAAACAATAGGAGAAATAGAAATTCCTCAATTAGATAATATTTTAGATAAAGTTAATGATATTTTGGATAAAGTTAATGATATTTTTGAGAAAATTAATGAATAAATATAATTTTTAATCTTTAACTAGCCCTCATTCTTAATTGAATGAGGGCATTCTAGGTAGAAGAATATTAATTTAAATGAAAGGAGAATTGAAATGGCAATAATATTACATAAAAATAGCAGTTTTAAAATATGTGATGAAAATTCTTATGAACATGAACTTAAAAATGGTTGGTTTTTAAGTAAAGCAGAAGCAAAAGCAGAAATGAGAAAAACAGAAACAAAGAAAACAGAATTAAAAGTACCGGCAAAAAAGTTTTCACATAAAGGATAATTAGTATGGCTGTTAATAATACCAAAGGAGACATTTTAAATAGAGCTTTTTCAGCTTTAAGAATTTCAGGAATTACTGTTGATCCTTCTCCTGAAGATTTAGAACTCGCTTTAGGTAAACTTGAAAATATGGCTGCTGAATTTAATGGTAGAAATATTTGTACAAATTATACTTTTGAAGATGAACCTGATCCTAATACTCCTCATAATATGGATAGAAAATTTTGGCACTCATATGATGTTAATCTTGCAGTCAGATTAATGCCCGATTATGGTAAAGGAGCAAAACCAGATGTTACTTTAATAAGACAAGCTTCTGCAGGAATATCATTTCTTTCTTCGGCAACTGCTTTAGTAAAAGAAGTTCAACATCCTAATAGAATGCCTGTAGGAAGTGGATCAATAATTGGTCATAGATGGAGTAGATTTTTTAATACTCAAAATGAAGCTCCTAATACTTGTTTAACTAAAACAATGTATATTGGAGATATAACAGATTTTATTGAACATTTTGATTCTTATCTTATAGATGGTGAGGATATTGATTCTTATACTATTGAAGCAAATACTGGTATAACAATAACTGCAGATGCTAATAATACTCCAGATATTAATTATACAGTTCAAGCAGATGGAGCTTCTGATGGTTCTGGAATATCACTTTTGTATGTAAAAATTGTAATAACAACTTCAGATGGTAGAGTTGAAACAAGAATTATTAATTTTAGAATACTTTCATCTGATATAGATTAAGGAGTAAAAAATGAAAAAATTTGTTATTTTTATTTTTGTTTTAACTATTTTAATAGTTCCATTTAATGCAATTGCTATTATTGCTGGAGAAATAACTTGTACAGATCACTCATATTATGGAGTATCAAAACTTACTGAAGTACGATTTATTACTTATACTGTAACATTCTCAGCAACTGCTTCAAGTCCTGCAACTATCGCTATGTATAAAGTACCTGGAATGACTACAAAATCTTTATATGGCTGGTGGATTGCAGAAATAGATATTATTCCAGGAGATACAGGACCAACAGATGATACTGATTTTTATTTATACCGTCCTGCAGCTTCATCTGTACTACCTGGATGGGGAACTAGTAAAATAGATGTTTTTGGTGGTAATGGTGTAGATTCAATAGATAATGCTACAATTACCACATTTAATCCAGCAACTATATCAAGACCATTGACTGGTGAAGAATTACTTTTTATTGAAAACAATGCAGTAAATAATGCAACAACTACGATTACTTTTACATTATATAGATAGGAGAAGTAATGAAAAAAAAATTAATTTTAGTATTAATTTTAATAAGTTTTTTTGGTATAATTAATTTTACGCATGCTTCTGAACCAATTATTTTTTGTAATGATATATTTCCTTCAGTTGATATTGAAAGTGGAACAATAGATGGAACTACTATTGGTGCTACTACTCCAGCAACAGGAATTTTTACTGATATTACTATTACAGGAAATACTATATTAGATGGAGCTCAATCAGTTAAAAGGACTGCCACAGGTGCGGCTGATTATAACCCTTCCACACTAACCACTGATTATATTATAGCTGTAGATAATACAGTAGCAGCAAGAGCAGTTACTATTTCTACTGAAGATGAAAATTCAGGCACTGTTGCTAACCCACGGATATTTGTTATAAAGGATGAAAGTGGAGGAGCTGCAGCACATAATATTACAATTTCTCTTGAATCTGGTGGAAATATTGATGGAGCGGCTACACTTGTCTTAAATCAACCATATCAAAGTATACAATTATATATAGATGGAACAAATGCTTTTACAATAGGAGGTAATTAATGAAAAAAATACTATTTGCAGTTATAACGATTTATTTTTTATTCTCAGTGGCCCATGCTTCCGAGACTTATATTCCTATTACCAAGGATTATGAAGTAACAGATATAAATCAAGTCAAGATCAAGCATAGAATAACTACAGAGAATCATATAGATGAGACTTATACATTGCCTGAGATAGATGCTCAAATAGCCAAAATACAAGTACGGATTAATCATTTACAGGGAGATATTGAAGTATTACAAGTTTTGCGAGGTCTAATCTTAGCAGAAGCAGAAAAGATAAAACTTAAAATTGATAAAATATATAGTGAGATAGGAGATAATCAATGAAAAAAATACTATTTACAGTTATAGCAATCTGTTTTTTATTCTCAGTTATAAATGTGGAGGCTGTTTCCCTTCCTGTTGAATATTATGGTATTCAGTGGGATGAGAATACAAGTACTCCAAGTGCGATTGAGAGAACAGGGTCTTTGAAAGGCGTAGCTGTAGCCTCTAAACCTGATGATTCTATTATTCCTATCCAAGTAGCAATGAGACGCTGTGTTGTAGATGACTCAGGAAATGTGGAATATTATCTTGATCCAGATGACTCTACTAAGAAGCAGGATGGAGGTAGCGCTAACCTTGATGGCACAGATGGCCAGGTGATGGTGGAGATTCCTAAGTTTTATTATAGGTATAGCTACTCTGGCACAGTGCATACGTGGGATATTTCTCTGAAACCTTTAGACGGATTTACTCTCCACCCTGCTTTTAATAAAGACGGAGCTGTTGTAGACTATAGATATATAGGAGCATATGAGGGTGTGCTGTATGACACATCAGAGGGGAAATATGTTAATGGCTTATATCTCCCTTCAGATGCGACATATACCTTCTCGTTTTCGGATAATGGTGGTGCTGACGATACCATTTACTCGGATTCGGCTGCACACGCTTTTTCAAATTTAGAGGCAGGAGTTGACAAGATAGTAGTTAGTGGCAGTACTGTAAATGATGGGACGTATGATATTTTAAGTTTTGAAGCAGGATTGGGTTATATCAATCTTGCAACCGGAACTCTGGCTGGTACACAAGCAAATGACCAGTGTGTTATCCAAGTCCAGAGGGATTGGACTGCAACTACTGGAGATAAGCTGAGTAGTATCTCTGGTAAAGCTCCTATGAATCAGGGAACAAGAGCGCAGTTTAGAGAAGTTGCTTTAAACAGAGGATCTGGTTGGAGACAACAGGATTACGATTTAGTTTCAGCTATTCAATTATTGTATCTTATAGAATATGCCTCATTCTATTCACAGTCTATGATCGGTGCTGGACTTACAGATTGGAGTTCAGCATGGCCAGCTTGGAATAATTACAATCCTATAGAAAAAACAGGTAATTCTAATTCAGACGGAAATGCTACAGCTAATACCTCTGGCGGAGATGGAACTACTGGGAGTTACATGAGCTATAGAGGAATTGAAAACTTCTTTGGTCATGTTTGGAAGTTGGTAGACGGGATTAATGTTAATGACAATATACCGTATGTCAATAATGTAGAGACTCAGTTTGCAGATGATACTGATACAAATTACACACGGTTGGAGGATACAGGAGGAAGCGGAATTACACTGCATAATGCAAATGGATATCAGACTACTCTCGAACAGACCAAGAGAGGGTTTTTACCTTCAGCAGTTGGAGGAAGTTCCTCCACCTATGTGACTGATTATTATTATCAAAATACTGGTTGGCGGGTGGCTATGTTTGGCGGTACTATTGATAGTGGTGGTATTGCGGGGTTCTTCTGTTGGGCTTTGTATGGTTCGTCGGGTTATGTTTATCGGCATATCTGCGGGCGGCTTTGCAGATAACAATAATTAAAACAGAATAAAGGCTAACCCTGAGTAGCTTTTAAGGGAACACAAAATCAAGAGGCAATACACCAACATATGATTACAAATATAAACAGTGTAGATTAAGAAAAGAAATAATAAAAGAGATAATAAAAATGCCTGAAATACCAGTTACATTAATAAAAGGTGATAAAGTAAATTCTTTAGTAGATTATAGGGATGCTTTACCCATAAATATGTATGCAATAGAAAAAGAAATTTTGGGAGCTAAAGGTTATATGCAATCATATTCTGGACTTACTTCTTTTGGTACTGGTTTAGGTATAGATCGTGGAGCAAATTATAATGAAAGATTTGAAAATCATTTTAGAGTTTCTGGTACACATTTAATATCAGTATCCGCTTTAGGTGTAGTTACTGATTTAGGAGATATTCCTGGAATATCTCAATGTCGTTTACAAAATTTTTATAGTTTTAATACACAAGGTATAATTGCAGATGGAAAAATGTTTTTATATGATGCTGTAGGTGGTTTTAGAGAAGTAGTTGATGCTGATTTAGGAAATCCAATTGATGGTGTTTGGATTGATGGTTATTATTTTTTAACAGATGGAGAGTATATTTATCATACTGATATTGATAATGAAGAATCTATTGATCCTTTAAAATATGCTACAGCAGAATTTATGCCAGATCTTTCTCTTGGTCTTGCTAAAACTACAGATAATAAAGTAATAGTATTTGGTAGATATTCAACAGAATATTTTATAAATGTTGCTTCAGAAAATTTTGCTTTTCAAAGATTAGATACAAGAGCTCAAAAAATTGGCATAGTTGCTACTCATGCTAAATGTGAAGTTAAAGGAATTTTTTATATAACAGGAGGTCATAAAGAAGAAGCTGTTTCAGTTTATGCTTTATCTACTGGAACATCTGTTAAAGTATCAACAAAAGAAGTTGATAAAATTTTAGCTCAATATACTGAACCTGAACTTATTGATATGCGTATGGAAACTTATACAGAAAATGGAATAACATTTATTTTACTTCATCTTCCAAATGAAGTTTTATGTCTTAATGAAACTATTATGCAAACAATAGGTTTACAATATGCTTGGTCTATTTTAAAAAGTGATACAATTGGTGATAATCCTTATAGAGCAATTAATGGTATATTTGATGCTAGAAATTCTTTATGGATATATGGAGATAAATTAGATGTAAACTTAGGAAAACTTGATGAATCAGTAGTAACTCATTATGATGAAAAAATTGAATGGATATTATTTACTCCTTTTTTAAGTTTAGAAAGTGTATCAATTGATAAAATTAAAATAGAAATTATTCCAGGATTTAATGTAAGTGATGATGCTACTGTAGCTATTTCATTAACAAAAAATGGTATAATTTATGGAACAGAATATTGGTTAGACTATGGTGAACCTCTAGATTATAATAATAGATTTATTGCTAGACGTCTTGGATATATAAGAAATTATGTAGGTTTTAAATTTAGAGGAATTTCAACATCTAAAATGGCTTTTGGATTAATGAGAGTAGAGTATTCATAATGACAGAAAAATTATCATTACCAGAAATTCCTACTTCAAATATGTTTACTGGGGTTAATAACCCTATGACCATAGAATGGCAAGAATTTTTTAGAACTCTTTTTAATAGAGTTGGTGGAGTTTCCAGTATTAGTCTTACTGATTCTTTTATATCAACAGTTGCAGAAATATATAATATTCCAACAAATTATAGTAAAAGAATAACTGAAATAGAAAAAAAATTACTTTTACTTCCTGAACCAGAGAATTATGATAAAAGAATAACTGAAATAGAAAAAAAATTACTTTTACTTCCTGAACCAGAAAATTATGATAAAAAAATTAATGAATTAAAACTTACAGAATTTATTGCTCCTACTAATTCTATATCTATTATAAAACCTGGAGTATCAACAGATAATGCTATTGTTAGATGGGATGGAATTGCAGGAAATAGGATTCAAAATAGTCTCGTTATTGTAAGTGATACTGGTGGTATTACAATTCCAAATGGATTAACAATTGGATCAGTTGGAGCATCAGCTGCTATAACAATAGAAGCTGATGGTGATTTAGTATTAATAAATAAATTAGGAATGGGAATAACCCCTGCTTATGATATTCATATACATCATGCTTCTCAACCTACATTACTTTTTCAAGATACTACTAATAATCTTCAAATATTTTTTCAAGCAGGTAATACAATAGGTAGAATTGGAACTGTAAGTGCTCATGATTTTAGAATTCAAACTAATTCTGCAGATAGAATATTTATATCTTCAGCAGGTATAACTAAAATTGGAGGAGCTGCTAATTATACATCATTTGAAGCAGATGGTCTTCAAAATATGGTAGGAACTGCTAGAGTTACTAGATATGTTCGAGTTTCTAGTGCTTCTTGGAAACTAGGAGCTACTGCTCCTACTGAAAGTAGATTAAGTGTTTTTCCTACTTTAATATTTACTGTTGGAGATGAAGCTCATTATTCTTTAATTTGTCCATATAGAATGGCTGTAGGTACTGCGATAGGTGTTGAAGTAGAATTTACACATAGAGATGCTGTTGATACTGGAACTGTTGAATGGACATTAGAATACAATAATGTAGCTGAAGGAGAAAGTGTAACTGGAGCAACTACAACAATTAGTGGTATTTCAGGTGCAACTGCTCAACATGATCTTGCAAAAGTTGAACTTACTACAGGTATTACTGGTGCTGTTGCACATGATTGTATAGGAATGATATTATCTCATACTAATGGTGGAACTATAGGTGTTAATGTAGATTTAATACAAGTTCATTTTCACTTTACAATGGATAAATTAGGAGAACCGACTTAATAAAAGGAGAATAAAATGGGAATAACATTAAAAAATGTTTATTTAGCACAACCTGGAATAGCTGATACAACTATTTATACTTGTCCTGCAAATACAATAACAAGAGTATTAAAATGTACAGCTACAAATGATGCAGCAGGTGCTGTTACTATTAGTTTTAATAAAAGACCTGATGGAGTAGCTGTTGATCCTGCAAATTTAATAATGAATTTAAAAGCTTTAGGTAGTAGAGAAACATATGAATGTCCTGAAGTTGTTGGACAAATATTTGAAGCTACTGATATATTAAGTGCTATAGCTAGTGTAGCAGATCAAGTAACAGTAAACCTTGATGTAGTAGAAATAGTATGATAAAATTTATACCATATTATGGACCTACTTATAATTTAAGGACAAATGAAAATTACTTAAATTTTAGATGGTTATTTAAAAATACTTTAATATTATTTTCAATTACACGACAAGGAAATGGTGCTGTTTGTCATTTATATTCAGATAAAAAAAGTCTTAGATATTTGAAACAAGCACTTTTAGAATGGTGTAAGTATATATTTGATCATTTTAATTGGTGTAAAATGATAATAGCTATAATTGAAAAACCAAGTATTGAAAGACTTGCAAAACATTGTGATTTTAAAAAAACAATAGCTATTGATAATAAATTAATTTACACTAAGGAGAAATAAAATGGGTGGATTATTAGATTTTATATTTGGTAGTGATGATGCTGAAGATGCTGTAATTGAAGCATCTAATATTCAATCAGAATCTCAAAAAGAAGCATTAGAATATTTAAAAGAACGTGAAGTAATACCACAACAATTTAGAGAAGGAGCTCTTCAAGAACTTGGTGGATTATATGGTTTAGAAGGTGGAACAGGAAATCAACAAGAATTGATTGAAAGAGCAATTCAATCTCCATTATATAAAAATATAATGAGTGGAGAAGAAGCTGGAGAAGAAGCTATTTTAAGATCAGCTTCAGCTACAGGTAAATTACGTTCTGGAAATGTAAAAGCTAATATGTACAATTATAATACACAATTGCAAAATCAAGCTCTTTTGGAATCTTATAATCAACAATTAATGGGTCTTAAAGGAATGGCAGGACTTCCTTCTAATACAAATCAAATAGCTAATACAATGACAGGAATTGGTCAAACACAAGCACAAGGATTAGTAGCAGGAACACAAGCTGGTCTTCAAAGTGATCAACAAGCTATGAATAATGCTTTAGGAATTGCTGGTACAATAGCAATGTTTTCAGATAGACGACTTAAAACTAATATAAAGAAAATTGGTGAAATAAATGGATTTAATTTTTATTCTTTTGATTGGAATTTCGTTGCAAATATGTTAGGACTTAAAGGTTCTACATTTGGTTGTTTAGCTGATGAAGTTTTTGAAAAAGCTCCAAAAGCAGTTATATTAAAAGATAATTTTATGATGATTAATTATTCAGCTATAGGAGTATTATAATGGCAAATCCTTTTTATATAAACCCAAGTCTTGATATTACACAAGGTTTACAAGGTTTACAAACTGGTTTAGCTTACCACCAACAAAGAAAAGAAAAAGAAGAAAAAGAAAATGTTAAAAAAAGAGCAGTAGAAATTTTTAGATCTGGTGATCCTATGGCTATCGCTGAATATGCTATACAAAATCCAGAAGTAGCCAAAGAATTAACTGAGCAAGTAAAATTCAGAGATCAATCTACTAAAGATAATTATATAAATTCTTCTTTTAAACTTATGCAAAATGCGGATAATCCTGAAGAAGTTACTAAAATAGTAAGAGGACGACAAGCATTTTTAAAAGCTAGAGGTCTTCAACCTGACGAAAGAATGGAAACAGATTCTTTTTTGGAAAAGTATGAAACTGATCCAGAAGGAACTATTGCCAAATTAGAAAAAGAAATTGCTTTTATGGCTCCTAAAAGATATGCAGCTTATAAAACTGCTTCAAGAGTAACAGATAAAAAAACTACTGATATAACTAATCTTGAATATTGGGAAGATCTTAAAAAAACTAATCCTGATTTAGCAGACAATTTTGCTTTAGCAACTGGATTTACAAAAAATGAAAAAGATAAAGAAACAGCAGCAGCAAAAAATTTTAATAAATATATAGATCTTTTAAATACTAATCCTGAACAAGCTAAATTATTTGGTGATTTAATTGGTATTGATAGAGTTACTCCTCATAGTGATTTAGCAAAACTAAGAACTGACCTTAATAATAATCTTATAACTTCAGAAGAATATGAAGCTAAAAGAGATAAAATATTAAATCCAACAATGAAAAATAAAACAGAGTTAACTATGGCAGCTTTACGAGGAGATGTTGAAGCTAAAACTGTTTTAGAGGAAATGAATAGAGATAATGTTGAACAAGCAGAATTAAGAAGTGAAGCTACTACTGAAGGAAAATTAGCAGGACTTTATGGAGCAATGGATTTAGATGCAGTAGCTGATGCTATTTTAGCTGGTAAAGAAACAATTGATAGAGTTCATAATACTTTTGGTGTTCCAATTCAAGAAGTTGTCCGAAAAAAAGTTTTAGCAATAGAACCTGATTTTAATTTTGTGCAACCTAGAGCTATTGAAAAATCTCTTTCAGGTTCTCTAGTACAACAGCAAAGAAATAGGGGTGCAATGGGTAATTTTGTTTTAAATATAAATGGGCAGCTTGCTAAAGTTGATGAAATTATGAATAGTGTTATTGGCAGAGTTGGTGCAAGAGCTATTGATGTACCAATAAGAGAACTCAATATGAGATATAAAGGTTCTGGTCATGAACAAGTTCTTGAAGCATACATGAAAGAAATAAGTGTTGAAATATTTAAGTTATCTCAAGGTTCATCTGCATCAGTTGCTTTACTTCCTGAAAAAGGTAGAATGGAATGGGAAAAAATTCATGATCCTAATTTATCATATAGAGAACTTAAAAAAGTTATTGAAGGTACAAGGGATATGGCTAATATCCGTTTAAAATCAGTAAATGATGAAATAAAAGCAACTGTTAAAAATCTTAATAGTGTTAGAGAAAATATTAATCTTTATGTGGCTAAAGAAGGAGAAGCAGGTGCTGAATTTGATACAGAAAATACTATAACAGTAACAAATCCAGAAACTGGTGAAGAAGAAGTTTGGGATTTAAAAACAGAGAAGAGGATTAAATAATGCCATTACCAGCATATGTACAAGAAGCTATTAATACTGATAATTTTAATGAATCTGATTTTCAAAATTGGTATAAAAAATGGGCTAATAAAACAGGGTTAAATATTAATCCTGATGCTCCTGAACATAAATATGATTATAGAAAAGCATATAAAGCTGGAATAGAACCTGATGAAGCAGGACATTGGGATTCAAGATTTAAAATGAATGATCATCCTAATCGTTTTATTAATGGAATAGATACAAAAACTGGTCTTCCTGATTATGTTTCAAAAGCAATAGCAGAACAAAAAACTACTCCTTATACTAATCCACAACAATTAGATCCTAATGCTCCTGATTGGATGAAAGATAATCCCACTCTTGCAGGTTTATATGGAGCAGGTAAAGGAATACTTGAGCAAGTAATTGCTCCTGCTATTGAAGGAATAGGAATGGTTGCTGGAAGTTTAGGTTCTCCTATTGTTGGAACAGCTCTTGGTTATGGAGCAGCAAAACAACTTAATGATTATTTAATAGATTCATATAAACGTCTTGGTGGAGAAGATCCTGAGGTTTCTACAATTAAAGAAGAAATGCTTCAAAGTGCAGCAGATGTAGGTACTGCTCTTATAATAGGTGGAGTTATGGAAGGAGGTACTAGACTAGCTCCTATAATGGAAGATTATCTTTTTCATTCATTACCAAAAAGATTATATGGTAGTGCAATTAAAACTCCAATGTCCAAAAAATGGATACAAACTCTTCCTAATGAAGTAATTTCAAAACAAACAGCTGCTGTAGAAGAAGGCTTAAATTCTAGAATTTCACCATCTGAATATGGATTATCAAAAATTAAAAATCTTGAAAAAGAAGCTTTAGATTATATTGATGATATTACAAAGATTCTTTCTAAAGATTCAAGTAAAAATATTAGTAGAGAAGTTCTTCTTGAAAAAGGTCTTGAGAAAGCATATGCTAAAGCTTCTAAAAGCAGTGATCCTGTAGGAGCTAAAGCTTATGTAGATGCTATAGCAAACAGATTTAGAGCTCATCCTAAAGATCTAACTCCAGCTAAAGCTAATCAAATTAAACGTCAATTATATGAGGAAGTTAAATATGGAGGATCAGAACCATCAGGACTTAGTGCTCAATTAAATTCTGTTGGAAAAAAAGGTGTAGCAAGAGAGATAATGTTAAATTTAGAGGAAGTATATCCACCTTTAGCAGAACTTAATGCAACTGATGCTGCTAGAATAAGTTTAGTAGAAGCTATTGAAAGAGCTTTTGCTAAAGAAGCACAAAAAAATCTTGTTCCTTTGGGAGCAAAAGTATTGATGCGTCCCAGGACTTGGCCATTAGCTATATGGGAATCAACAATTGGACATCCACAAGTAAAAGCCAAATTAGCTTTTGTTTTACATAAAGCTAATCCTGCTAAATATCCTGTTAAACCATCTAATTATACTCCACCTCCTACTCCACCTAAACTTGAACCTAAAAAACCTTTTAGATATACTACTCCTCCTGATAAAGGACTTGTAAAGTCTCCTAAACCTATGGACTTACCTAAAATTAAATCACCAAAAGCTGTATTTTCTACTCCTTATCCATCAAGTAAATATACTCCAGATCAATTACATAAAATGTTGAAATCAAGGGATATATCTAAAACAGAAATGGCAGTTCAAGATATTATTGATACTAGAAAAAAAGTAGAAGTATCAGAAAGAGAACGAATTCAAACTATTAATAATATGTTAAACAAATTTAAAGATAAAGGAATAGCAAAACTCAAAGAAGAACGTGGTTCATTTTCTTTAGAAAAACCAACAACTAGAAATATTAAAACTCCAATACCTGAATTTATTAGTAAAATAATTAATCCAAAAAAGGGTGGAATATTTGAACTTTATCATGGAGGAACTGATAAAATATCTGTAAAAAGACCAACATATTTTACTGATGATATAGAAGGAGCTAAATGGTATGCAGTAGAACGAGGTAAAAAAAGTCCCACAATTGTTAAAGCTAAAGTTAAAATACTTAAACCAGCAGGTTTAGATGAAATAAAAACAGCTGTACAAAAAGTAAATGCAACTCCTAAAGATATAAAAGACTTTTCTCCGTATGAAGGAGAAAATTTATTGGATTATGTTTATGTTCCAAAAGTTGTTAAAGAACTTAAAAATAAAGGATTTGACGGTGTAATAGCATCTGATTCATTAATGAATTCTGAAATATGGGCAGTTATTCCATTTAATAAGTCACAAATAAAACTAATTAAAAATATTAAAGGAAAATTAGATAAAATTGAAGGAGTAATTTTTCCAAAAGAATTAACAAGTAAATTAGTAGCTAAACCAGTAGCTAAACCAGTAGCTAAACCAGTTTTACCAGAAAATAGAATTCTTTATCATAATACTGATAGTCTTAAATATTTAAAAAATGGTAAACCTAGAAGAGATTCATATTTTGCTAATAAAAAATTTTTTAATGAACATGATAGAGATCAATTTGGGCCAATAAGGTCAGCTATTAAACTTCCTAAAAATATAAAATTTTTAGACTTGAGATCAGGAACAAATGAATCTATAGATTTTATGGAACGCGTAATCAAAGAAGATGCTAAAGTTTATAAACATACTCCTCCAAGTAATATAAAAAAATATATTAAAGGACTTAAACAAGAAATAAAAAGTGGTAAATTAAATGAACCAGGTTTTGGTTTAATGACTACAGTAGAAGATAGGAAAGCAGGTATAGATCGTGGTGGTGAGTATCTTTTTAGATTTTTTGAAGAAGAATGGTATGGGGGTGCTAGTTTAAAAAAAGTTATGAAAGAAATGGATATTGATGTTATTAAATTAAATGAAGAATTTTTTATACCTATAGAAACAATAGAAAAAGCCCAAGCATATAATCCAAAAACTTTAAAACCAATCGATAATTAAGGAGTTTAACAATGGCTTTTGATATGGCAAATTGGAAAAGACCACAACATTTTAGGCCAGATTATAATAGTGAACATTTTAAACAATGGCAAGATCAAAATCCATTGTTACCAGCAGAATTTTATTTAGGTATATCAAATGATAATCCTTATAATCCTGACCCTGATTATGTTTTTGGAGAAAATAGTGAATGGGATGCAAAACAGAATTTCTATAGAATGGAGAATCCTACTGTAGAAGATGCTTTAGCTATAGGTCATACACCTAAAGGTTATACTGCATCTCCTGATCCTGCATATAAGCCAAGTTATGCTGAATTACCAGAAGAAGAAATAATGACAAAAACTGGTACACAGGAAGGAATAGGAATTGAACCATTTTATGCAGATATGCCTAAAAAAGAAGTTTTATCTTCAGCTCTTGCTAGTGGGTTTGAACCTAATTATGCATATAACCCTGTCGAAAATATTGCTCCATATCAAGGTCCAGTAGTAGATGAATATGCAGGATATACAAAAGCAGATGTTATAGCTGCATTACGAAAAGGGTTTCATATAGATCCCCGAATTATACAAGCACTAGGTATACAACCAGAAGAACAATTTATGTTTGATATTTTAGATATGAGTTATTGGTAACAAATTTAAAGGAGACAAATAATGAAGATTAAACAGTTTTTATTTAGTATTTTTTTGGTATTGATTTTTTCTGTTAATGCTTTTGCTTATAACAAAGTTAATCTTGGACCGGAATATTTTCCTTTAAGTTCAAGAGGTAGACCTATATCACTTGCATATATTTATGTAGGAAATCCTGATACTGATCCTGAAATTGTTGGAAACCAGAAAACATTATATGTGCAAGAGGAAGATGGAACTATTGTTGGAGTAACTCAACCTCTAAGAACAAGTGCAGGAGGTATTCCATTATATGATAATTCACCTGTTACTCTTTTAGTAGATGGTGATTATTCACTTAAAATATTAAATTCATCTGGAACACAAATATATTATATACCTAATCGAACATGGGATTTAGCATTTAAACCTGGTAATTATTATTATCCAGATTATTTAGCAACAGATCAAGGTGTAACTGGGGATAGTAATACAGTTAAATATTATGTAGATACTATAGGAACATCAGAACATGCAACAATAGTACTTCGTCATAATAGTACTAGTAATAATACTGATTATGTATTTTCAACAGATGAAACTATTCCTTCTAATATTGAAGTAATAATAGAAGAAGGAGCACGATTTGACCCTGATATTACTAAAACAATTACAGTTTACTCTCCT